GCCCACACGCAGGAGCAGGCCCGGGCTGAGCAGGGCGAACAGGATGGCTGGGGTCAGAATCTTGGGACCGGTGATATCCATGAGAGCAGATACTATCTACCGAGAAAATTGTCGGACAAACTCGGCAAAATTGTGGAAGGACGCCCTGTTCATCAACGTGCTGTTGAGATGGTTGTCCTCGAGGTACTGACGAAGAGACATCCACATGTTGAGGACATCCTCGGAGTGCCAGTCGTGCCAGTCCTGAGGACCGAGCACAATCTCGTGGTCCTCCTGCTCGTCGTAAGCCTCATCGACGTCGTCAACACCGGTGAAAGCGTCATCACGGTACTCGTTGTTGATACCCATCTTTTCTACTTGTTTTTCTTACGTTTCGACTCCTTAGTTAGGTGGATGCGTGCGAAGCACGCCTCCTTCGCCGCGTAGCCTGTTGTCTACTGCCGCTGCGCGGCGGTGTCACGTGTGACACCTGTTTAAGCGGTTTTCTTGACGGTGATGGTGTTGCGCTCCTTGACTGGAGCGTGGTCTACGATGATTTGGTATACCTGCTCGACTTTAGTTTCGTCGTTGCTGAAGTATGCACGCAGACCCGCCAGAATGACATTCTTCGTGATGCTGCCACGGGACTCTTTGGTGTGCAGGGAAACCTTCTCCTGATTCACCTTGACCGTGTCAACGTCCTGCGTCTCCTTAATCTCCTTCATGTGCTCCTGGACCTGTGCCCGGAGCTCCTTTTCGCGCTTATTTAGTACAGCCATGTCTTTCCTCGCAGCAGCAAGCTGGTGCTTCAAGGAGAGCCATTCGGTCATGATGAGTTTAAACTCGTCCATTTGTTATTTAAAGTTGTTTATTTTTTAAGTACGTACATACCGATAAAGAATCCTGTGACCCAGGAAATAGGAGTTGGTTTCCAATTCACACGTTCTTCTACTTTCCACCATGGAGGCATAAGTTGGTAGCCTGGTGTCATAAACGCATATAACCACAAAGCAAATATGATAGTGAGCAAGATAATGTCAATGTTCTTCATTTATATTTAAGAACATTTACTTCTCGTAGCTGTTCTCAATCTCGAACTTGGGGCGCATCGTGTCGGGAGGAATGGTGGACAGGTTAAAGATGCTCACTGCGTCACGGGGGTTGGCTGGCTCGGAGCGGAAGTCGCGGTTGGCGTTACGCAGGTTGCCGCCGATCGTCTCGGGGAAACCAATCTGGGCACGTGGGTCCAGGAAGTTCTGGCCAGACAGGATGGCGTCTGGAGAAAACTGGCCGAAATCCTCGGTCGTCACCACCTCCTTGGGAATCAGGCCCACGTTGGTGTTGTCATACACTGGCATGTCGACCGTGCGCATGACGGCACCGCTGCCAACCTCGAACGGGGCTGGCTCATCGATCGAGTTAAAGGTGCCACCTGGAGCAGAGATGTGGCCACCGCCCTGCATGATGCGGGGAGCATCGCTGGCTGGCTTACCATCGTCTGGCGAGGCGCCGACTGGGTCGTCGCCTGTTGGGGTGTAGCCGCTACGCTGAGGATAAAATACCATCATGGCAATCAGGAACAGAAGAATCAAAATTGCCAGACCTTTGCCGTCCATGTTATACTAGTATACGACTTTTTTTTTCAGTCCAGGTAATCCGTCGGGTCGTCCTCCTCCGCCTCTTGCTCTGGCTCGTCTGCAAATTGGAACTCGACTGGGTATCCCTTCGTCTTTGGCTTTGGTGCCGGCCGCTGACGAACCTGGACGACGCGCCAGATGGGACCGAAGGATCTCTTGAGGAACCAGAGACCAGCCAGCTCAAACAGGAAATCACACGCTCCTGAAATCTCCTCAATCGGATTCTTCTGAGCGTCAAAGAATGTCGTCACCACTTTGCCCTTGATGGAAGCAAGGGTGGCTGAGAGTTCACCGTCTGCAGACAGACTGGCCTGGTACGCGGAACGAATCGTCTCGGTCGATACATCCTTGCCGAACCACTCGAGCTTGCTCACCTCCGCCTGACTCAGAAGCTCGTTATCAATAGACTCGAACAAAGTTTTTGAGGGGATGCGAAGATTTACCTGGCGCGTCTCCTTGTCCTTGGTCAGCGTCCCGTCAACCTGGACATTGTTCACCTGGTGAAAGACACGAGCGTCACCCTTTGCTGAAACCTTGAGAAAGTAACGACCGTCGGGAATCTTTACGGGAGTTCCGTACTCCATGGTACTGCTCAAAAAACAAACCTAAGCTCTAAGTAGATGGATCCAGAAGCGACGTGCCCAGCTGGATACTATCCCATACCAGGGGATTCTTCAAACTGTACATCCCTGACGACTTCAACTGTCGTCAAGAAAACGTGCCCGACTGGGTACACGCTGCAGACAAACGGACTCTGTGGAACAGGCAACACCTATGTGACGACAGGACCGACGTATTGCGGTCCACAGTACACCGGTAAGAACTGTACCCAGATGGCTCAGGTGACTCCTGGGATGACTCCAGCCACTGGAATGGAATCGGGTCCAAACATGATTTGTGCTTTCCAGGAAGGCGATGCACAGTATCCATGTGATCCAGGGTGTTGTACAGTTCCGTCTGAAAATGGAACCGGTGACGAAACAGACGGAACAGACGGGACGACGGGTAATTCGTTTCCAATCTGGGCAATCATCCTTTTGATTGTTCTGGGAACTATCTTGATGGCTATATTCATCGCATTAGCTGCCAAAAAAATATCCAAGAATAAGTAGAGATGAGTACCAGTAACGTACTCAGTGTTTTGAGCGACAGTAAAATTCTCACCTTGAACAGTAACATGACAGATTACTCGACAGCATGGAAGTTCATCACAGAAACACCTGTGTACGGTAATTTCATGGTCTGGCATCTGATACTGTTCATGGTCCTCGGACCCATGCTCAGCTGGCCGATGCTCGTCCTTCTCTTGCTTGTGTTCGGTACTGAGACTGCGAAACTAGTTAAAGACGTGAAGGGCTCAACAAGTAGCAATGGCTGACACTACCACCATCACCCTGCAGACTATCTTCGATGAGATCAAGCTCCTCCGCAAGGACCTCCGCAAGGTGAAGAACCTGATTGAGGACCCACAGGGCGAGAAGGCCAAGGCTCGTTCGACCAGCAACGGTTTCAACAAGCCCCTGGACATTTCCGAGGAGCTGCGTAAGTTTCTGAAGCTGGCTGCCGGTGAGCAGATTTCCCGCTCCCAGGTGACCAAGAAGGTGAACGAGTACGTGACGGAGAAGGGTCTGAAGCAGGGCCAGAACATCAACCTGGATGCCTCTCTGAAGGCTATCCTGGACCCCCCTGCCGACGTGCAGGTGACCTTCCTGAACATCCAGAAGTACATCAACAAGCACTACATCAAGTCTGAGGCGCCAGCCAAGCCCAAGAAGGCTGCAGCCACTCCAGCAGCAGAGGCTGCGACTGCCGAGACGCCGAAGCCCGCAGCGGCGAAGCGTCCCACCGTGAAGAAGGCCTAAGTCATCATTTGTTGTTGTTATGAATAATATTGGATAGATTTCCGTTAAATCGCAGATTATGTTGACCCTTTTGTTTCATACCCTGAAGTCTTTTCAGTGAAATTCGCATTGTTCTCATGACCGCCTTGAGTTTGGCGGGGGTTGGTGTCCAGGCAGATCTATAAAACAAGTGATTCGCTTTTGGGGTGTTTGGTTCCTTTGGGTGACCAGGCTCGTTATGTTTCTCGAACCCAAGATGTTTCCGGACGATGTGTGTCGAAATTGGAAAGTTTTTCGACTCGTTGGTCTGATATTCTTTATTTATACCAGCGTGAACCACTTTATGGTAACCAGTCATGTACAATATCCATAGTGCATATGCACGAAGCGCAGTGCCTATCCGGAGGCCTCTGTGATTCGGGTGACTGTACCCTTTTGCCAATCTGGCTACACCGGTTTTTGAATTGTGACCGACTATGATGTACGAACCTTTACCATTTCCAACGTATCCCAGCATAAACTCACCGTTTCTGAGCTTTTTCGCGTGAATCCCAACAGGTGACAGTTTTGAATTGTACGCACGTATAGCCGTGTTCAGATTCATACGATGGATCGAGAAATAAAATCATGGTATGTATCAAATGAAGGTGCTTGTGCTCATCATACTCGTCGTCCTGTTTTTGTTCTTTTTCATGAAGAAACCAGCCCTGAGCCCCGATGTGTCTAACGTTGGTCCAGGGTACATTCCGGCGTTCCAGGGGCACCCAGAGATTGGTGTCAGGACTTAAGGTGTTGCACGCAACACCGCCGGCGCCGGCCGGGACACGGGACGATTCGCCCCGGGGACTTAAAAACAAAAAGTGAACGTAGTGTAATGGAAACCGTTGAAGCGCCAGAGCTCGTCGATGCCCCAAACATCGACCGCGTGGCGCTTGAACGCCTCGTAGGAACGAAAATTAATGATATCAAACTGTACCGCAGGTCTTTCACGCATAAATCAGCCCTCAAAAAGTACAAGGGTCTTGAAGGCTCGTACGAGACGCTGGAATTTATGGGTGATTCCGTTCTTGGATTTATCATTACGCGGTTTTTGTTTGAAAAGTTTCCTGAAGAGCAGGAGGGTTTTTTGACCAAGGCGCGTACTAAACTCGTACGTGGTAAAACGCTGTGTGAAATCTCAAAGCGACTCGGACTCGACAAGTGGGTCCTCATGGATGACAAGGGAATGCGTAACGGCTGGAACACCAACGAGAATATCCTCGAGGATGTTTTCGAGGCGCTCGTCGGTGCCATATACTTGGACATTGGGATGATTCACGCCAAGTCGTTTGTATTTGCGGCGTTCGAACACGTCGACATGAATCTCACGGACGACAATTACAAGGACCAGTTGATGCGGTGGTGCCAAGCGAACAAGGTGCCGTTGCCTGATTACCAGGTTAGCGGTCAATACAACGGCACGTTTCACATCGAAGTTGTCGTCGACGGCATCCCGTACGGTTCTGGATTTGCAACGACAAAGAAGCAGGCGGAACAATTTGCGGCCCAGATTGCACTTAAGACGACGGAACGATTTAAGAAATAATCTTCAGCTCGCGGAACACCTTAGGACCGACGATAACACCGAAAACGAATATAACTGGATAAACCACCATCGACTCGTTGCGTGTCAATTTACGGTCTTTGGG